ATCTGCTCCGTGCACTTGTACGTGCTCAGACAGCCTAAAGGTTCGCTTAAATTTCTTTGTTGAAATACCACGATGGATAAACTCTCTACCTTTAGAGACGTGATTTCCACTCACAGATAGTGTTCTATCTTTGACTTCAATTGATAATTCATCTTCTGAGAAACCCGCAACCGCAAGTTCGATGAGATAGTCATCATCACCGGTCTTAATAATATTATGTGGAGGATAGTGATCGTTAGCATGAGTTGCTACTTGATCGAGTTCGTTCAAAAGATGATCGAAGCCTACGAAAGATGAACGTGGAAATAGTTGTTTTACGCCTGTCATTGTTTTCTCCTTTTACAAGCAAGATGTTAATAGCGACCGGTATATCCGCATCGCATTATTATTTATACTATATTTGAGTGATATAGTCAACCAATTTTTGGTCAACTTTATTTTTTTTTCCAATATTATACTTAGCAACAAGATTCCACTGATCTTTATCTTTATGTGGGAGAACTTTAATTTGACTTAATGGCGAGACTGGATCTGCTGATTTATTTGCATCAACAAGTTCAACCAATCCCCATTCAGAAATAAGGTTTGCAATAGTATTTCTTCTTGAAATATCTGCCTCATCAAAGTTCGTAGGCTTTCCATCTAATGCAAACAGTTCTTTAAAATGAGTAATATAATATTTGCCTTGTTTGTGAAGAATGTGACAAGATTGATACAATGTCATATCTTTACGAGACGCAATACCTATTCTTGTAAGTGTTTCTCTTACCTTCAAAAAGTCATCTTTATTATTTAACTGTACTTCAATCATTGTCTCCAGGGTTACCGTCATTTAATCCACCTTCATAATACTGTTTTTTTATTGTTGTTATTTGTTCATCAGTAAATAAATGAATAACTTGTCTAGCCTTTTCATAACTATACCCATAATGTCTCATTATAAGGTCAAGTATATCATTCGAGTCTTTTTTAGCCCATTTCGTAAATCTTTTCTTCTTACGAATTGTATTTAGTAAAAAGTCAAATTGTAGCTTTTTGTCCATATGATGACGTAAGTTTATTTCATTCGCAATACGAACAGTATCAATAAACTGACTTAGACCTTTATTAACAAGAAAAGGTGGATATAATTTTTCTGCTAGTTCTGGATTATCTGATTCCTCTATAATGTTTTGTTTATTGAAGTTAATGTCATTCAAATAGTCAAATGGCTTCATTACACAAACTCACAATCAGCCATTATCTCTGTAAAGCAAGCCATGATGTTGATCTCAGGATCTGCAACGAATGCCGCTTTATACTGGTAGTCAGCGAGTAAGAGAACCAATTGAGCAACGCTATGTGGCTTCATATGTTTATTTGCATGATCGTATAGTTTACGGAATACAACTGCTGTATCCATATCACTATTCTGAGCAACCCACTTACGAAGCTCATTAAAGTTACGAGACTTCAATAGTTCGATAACTTGCTGTATGTTTGCATCTGCATTGTTAGCAAGCATACCACTATCGATCTTACCGGTAGCACTATATCGTTGAAGTTCGTTAAGAACTCTACGCCAATCAGGAAAGTATTGTGTAATAACTTGTGCAAGTACTTTCTGATCGAACTCTATGTTTTCATCTTCAAGAATAATTTTAGCATGCCAGAAGAATCTACTAGCAAGATTAGGCTTTTGATCTTTTGGTATAGTAAACTCAACTACACTGCAACGAGAATGCAGTGGTTCAATAATACGATTCTTAAAGTTACATGTAAGAATAAAACCACAGTTACTACTAAACTCTTCCATGAAGTTACGAAGAGCTGGTTGTGTAGATTGTGGATTTAGATAGTCTGCCTCATCGAGAATAACATACTTACGTGAAGCAGAGAACGATACAGTAGATGCAAAGTCTTTGATCTCATTACGTAACGTATCAATATTGCCATTCATACTACCGTTGACAACAATGTAATCAGCGTTAATCTCTTCTAACATAGCTCTGGCAACAGTAGTTTTACCAATACCAGGTCCACCAGCTAGAAGAAGGTTGGGGATATTCTTTTGTGTTACAAACTGTTGAAACGTTTCTTGTAGTTGGTCAGTTAGTACACAGTCACTTATAGTCTTAGGTCGATACTTCTCGACCCACAAAAACTCTTCCATAATATAATCCTCACATTAGCCATCATATGTTGATGAGGCTTCATTCACAATCATGTATTTCAAATTACCATCAGTAGATTCAAACTTAGTAATACCTGTGCTGCTGATAGTTACATTATATGATCCAAGAAGAATCTTCAAGTTCTCAACTTTGAATACCATAGAAAACTTCTTATCAATACGTCCAACGTTGTAATAGAAACTATTAGATGTACTATTACCAGTATTCATAGCTCGGATGGTAATGTTCTCTCCATCCCCTTTGACAACAATCTCTGGTAGTTGAAGAACGCTTGCAGCTTGCTGAACGCTCTTCAATACCTTATCGCCAATAACAAACGATACTGGTTCGTCTGGTAGTTCAAGACTCTTTTCAGGTGGTACAATGATCATTGACTTATCAGCATAAAAGTAATTACTCTGTGCTTTATCTTCACTGGTCATTGTTAGGTAGTACGTATCAAAGTCAAAGTCTGGCTCATCAAACAAGCTGACTACCCCAAGGAACTGATTCAAGTCATAGATACCAAACTCACGAGGAAACATTTCTTGTACCTTAGCTTCAGCCATGATAGTTTTCATAGGCGAAATAGTACGAATCACATTACCAGGATTAATATAGATCGATTGATTGATCGATGAAAAGTTTTTCAATATTTGAAATGTTTTTGATGTTAGTTTCATATTACTTCTTCAATTTAAAATCATTACCAACGGTAGCAGATGCTCCAACTTGCGCAAGATCCACCAAACTACCACTAAACATATATGAACCCATATGAACTGTTTTCATCCACGGGCATAACCACACCTTAACACCAGCTTTACGAGCCCATTGGCAGAACATATAATCTTCTGAAAGATATCGTTTGGTTTCTGGATCAATAACACAGTCAAAGAAAGCCATGATCTCGCGTGAGCCATCAAAGTGCTTTGTACGAATATGATCTGGTTTATACATAAACTCTGGATATGCTTTTTGATACTTCTCAAAAGCACTACGTGTGATACACATAAATCCAGTACCACCTTCAAGCACTTCGACTGGCTGATCTAGTCGAATCTCGTTTTGGCCGCCAGCAGGATTGAATACGTAATCACCAACGTACTTTTCAAGTACAGCAGGATTGTCGTCAGCAAAGCCTTTGTCTACAGCTCGCTTGATCTTCTCCCATGAAATAGCTTTCTTAGGATATGGACCACAGATAATCTCACGATCTTCTTCTTCATCAGCCAAAGCTGCCAATGCAAGAACGTCCATTGCATCAAAACCAATGTCACTATCAATAAACATTAGATGTGTATGATTAGAGCGCATAAACTCATCTACAAGATAGTTACGTGCGCGAGTAATTAGTGACTCGTTAAACAAGAAGAAGAAGTCAACTTGTACACCATAGTTTGCTGCAGTCTTTGCAAGATCTGTACACGACTTAGTAAAGATACCAGCTGCCTGTCCACCATACATTGGTGTTGCAATCATAATCTTACGCTTCTTCAGTTCTTCCCCTGATATCTGAACTTCAACTTGACTCATACTTTACGCTCCATACTTCTTGTCATGTTCTTTGCCTTTGCCATAATCACCATCATAAGATGATAGAGCTTCAGCTTCCCAATTCAAATATTGTCCAATCCGAGTCCCTTGCTTAATTCGAATCGGTCCAATACCCACATGCATTACGCCAGCCATCACTCCGTTGTAACCAGTGTCATATAACCCGGATGTAAGAAAGCATCCATTGCGATTAAGAGTGCTGCGAGTAATAACAAACCCAGCTTCTCCATCCCCAACTTCGATTTCATTTTCCATAATAACTTCATAATCACCAACCTCAAGCAAAAAATATCCATCAGCATCTGGTTGAATCTCTTCAGAACCTCGATGGACTTTTTTCTCTTCATCAATCTCAAAAGTATTTTGAAGAATACGAAACACTTTACCCAAACGAAGATCTACAGCATTCGGCTGCACATCTTTTGTAAAGTTCACATTTGTTAAGGACGATGTACTCTTTTGTCCTCCAATATTAATCATACTCATATATTAAGTCCATTCTCGTTTTCCCACCAACCAATTACATTTCTGAATCCAATGCAGACCCAATCATACCATGTATCTTCTGCATTATCAACAAATTCTTTAATCTCATCGATCTGTATTTCATTCAAATCATCAATGCTGTCAATTCCATAATGTTCTTGAATTTTGTCATGAGCCCATTCAGTCAACGTGTTCTCAATATTCTCTACCCACTTGTGGATCTTAGGTACATCAAAACTCATAGTTCCCTCGCTGTCACTAATGGTTGACGTTCTGCTTTGTAATCCTCTTTGATCTCATCAAGAGTTTTATTTGGTTGCTGATTCTCTTCAAGATCTAACGCATACATCATTAGAATAATGTAATGCATGGACTTCAATAGATCTTTACGATTCTTTCCACCCTTCTTACCATAGCGAGCAAGATACTTAATAGCTGTATCTCTACTAGTCGATTCTAACGATCCCAGCGAACGCCAAAAGTCAACTGTTTGTACATCTCCATCACCAACATAGTGTTGGCCATATGTACTATCAACATAATCTTGAATTGCTCGAATAGCTTTGTCTTCATTATATTTGTAATCGATATACATTTTTTCACCAGACATAATCTGTTCCTTCTAACAACTTATCAATGTATCGCATATTGTGTGCTGCAATCCCTAAAAGTTTATTATCAGCACCTTTATGATCGAAGTCAACTTCAATCTCATTCTTACCATCAATCAAACCAGATGGAGAGTTATCAAAGTAGATGTTACACAACCCAGCCCACACAGCAGCAGAACTATCCCACGTATCAATGTATGGTAAGAATCGTTGTACTAAAAGAATCTCATTAGGACCATCCACCATACCCAAGAAGTGGACCTTCTTACCATTCTCTTTGATCTTAGTTAAGATACCACGTTCTTCTAACTCACACATAAACTTCCAACGAGATAAGAATCGTTGTAGCTTGTTATCTTTTTCTACTCCATATGCAATTGGAACAGCAAGAATAGACACACCAATATAATCTACATGTTCTGATTCAGCAGCCCATTCAAATGCAGAGATCAGATCTTCAAGATCCCCTTCTTCAGACTGAGGAACAAAGAATGTACCAAAGCCAGCAGCCTTTAGCTCTGG